GCGAATAAACTGTATTTAGACAGGGAAAAGCTTTTGCAAAGGATTACAGAGGCAGAAAAGACTTTGCAGGGAATTACTTCACAAGGAGCGGAAAAGAAGAAAGAAGAAACTAAGGAGGAAGAAGTAATTGGCTTTAGCCTTAAGGATTATGAAAAGCAACTTTCAGAGCAAAAAAAGTCTTATGAAAATTATAATGATGCTTTAAGAAGTGCACGGGATGAAGACAAAAAAGCTGTTAAGGAGTATTATAGCGACCTGTTAAAGCAGGGTGAAGATTACGAACAATACCTTATTAAGCAACTTGAAGCATTCCGGAATAATGTTTCTGCAAAGGTTGCGATATACCAAGCCGCAACGGCTGAAGGGATTGACCTAACCGGGAAAGGAATTACAGAGCCTTTAAAAGGAAAAGGAGTTTCCAGCGTGGGAGAAGTCCCGGCCCCCGATGCTACGGATTTGGCAAACCTGGATGCTTACAAACAGAAGTGGGAGGAAGCCGGCCGGGCTCTTCAAGGCGCAATGGACTTGCAGCGCATGGATCAGATGGGCGAAAAGCTTATTGGTTTAGCTTATCAAATGCAGGATATTGCGCGGAGTGTTGGGCAGATTGATGCTGAAATGGGCGAGGCTATGAATGGCATAGCGGATGCGGTCGGGCAGGTTGGTAATATATCTAAAATGGCCGCTTCCGGTGACACCATGGGAGTTATCACAGCTGGACTGAATGGAGCCTTACAGGTTACCGGAATGCTTATTAATTCTGCAAAGGAAAGGCAAGCAGCTGAAGAAGCTTTTTATAGATCAATTCGCAGCCAACAACAAGACTATAATTTAGCACTTAATGAGCAATTGAGGCTACAAACGGAGCTTAGTGAAGGCATTTTCCTGACTGATTACGCCGGGCGGATGGGTGACGCTATGAGATCTCTTAGCGATGCAACTAAGGAATATTACAAGATAGAAGGGGAATTAGCAAAAGGTCAGGCCAAAGTAGGTCAAAGGAATGCGGTTGATTGGGGTAATGTCGGAACAGGAGCCGCTGGTGGTGCCGCTGCAGGGGCTGCTATTGGCTCAGTTGTTCCAGTTATCGGTACAGCTATAGGTGGAGTTGTGGGTGGAGTGGTCGGGGCTATTGGTGGCCTTTTTGGAGGGAAAAAGAAAAAGGATACTTACGCGTCTCTGTTACAGGAATACCCCGAGTTATTGGATAGAACAAAAGAAGGGGCCGACCGCTTCAATGATGCATTAGCAGAAACCCTCATAAAAAATGATACTGTAAACGGGCAAACGAAAGAGACACTTGAAAATCTTATTGAATGGAAAGATGCCGCCAAAGCAGCTGAAGAACAAATTGCGCAGATTAGTAAAGACCTTGTAGGGTCAATGGGTGGCGACCTTAAAAATGCCCTTGTAGATGCTTTCCAGGAAGGCGAAAATGCGGCTAAAAACTTCGGGGATAGTGTAGAGGAAATATTGGAAAATATGATTTCTGAACAGGCTATGCAAACTGTGTTTGGGAACATGTTCGATCAGTTTGAGAAAGATTTTGCAGACGCTTACGCTTCGGGTGGATATAAGGGGGCCATGCCTTTAATGTCGGACATGATTGAAGACGCTATCGGAATGCAAGAAGACTTTAACAAATTTATTCAAGAGGCGAAAAAGAAAGGTAACGCTGAAGGGTTGTCTTTGTTTGACGGTAGCGCATCACAAGACCCTTTAACAGGTGCAGTAAAGGGAGTTTCAGAAGAAACAGCAAGTCTAATCGGTGGACAAATGAACGCAATCAGAATCAATCAGGCCGAAAGTTTACGGATTATGAATGAAAGTATCCGGTATCAGGCTCAAATTGCGGTTAACACCTCAAATAATGTTCATCTGGTTCGGCTTGAGAATATCGAAAGGATTCTGAGTTCTTTCAAATCAAATAATAATTCCGACCCTCTTAAAGCTAAAGGACTATGATATACTATTTAAACGGCACGAATTTTAAAGACTTCGGGGTTTATGTTTCCCGTGGTCGGGGTCTTATTGATGGGCTTAATATTAAAGAGCCTAAAGAGATGGATTGGGACGGTTATCATGGGAAAGTGGTGGATTTATCGGCTCCACGTTATGAAAGCAGGGAAATAACCCTTGAATGCTTTATTGCCGGGATTGATAAGGTTGATACGATTCAAAAAGCAACTTCATTCTTCCGGGAATTGGCAAAAGCAGGAACCCAAAGTCTAATGATTGACACAGGGGAAGGTAAGATGCTGGTTTATGAAGTATATCAAAGCGGAAAAGTTGACATTAACAATCGCTGGACGAATAGAACGAACGTAGGCGAATTTACTTTAAAGTTAATCGAACCGGAACCGGTTAAGCGGGTGCTGAAATTCGTTGTATCGGATCCCCTTACAGATGAGCCGTCCATCACTTTAACATCTGAAAAGCTGGTTACAATATTTTGGGGTGACACGGCAAAAGAGACGGCCAGCAGCACGGTAACAAGAACACACACTTACTCAGTTGCCGGGACTTATCACATCGTTCTGGCAGGAGTTATTGAAGAAATTACAGGCTTCTCGACAAATTGTGAAATAGTATGGAACAACTTATAGTAACACGGGCGGACAATTCTACATATACGCTTCCGGGCGAAAATCCACGGTCTAAGGTTATCAGTGCTCAACAAAAAAGAGTATTGATGGGTGAGGACGTGGTAACTATGGAAGTTGAATCAGTTGGCTATATTGATTTTAAAATAGGTGACTGGATTGAAGTTTTCGGGGGGAAATACACCCTCAACACTTTAGGGGAACCCGAAAGAATTGGTGATAACCTGTTTAGTTACAACCTAACCTTTGAGGGGGTTAAATACGAACTGACAAAGGTTGTTTACCGTTCAGCTGACTGGACGGGGTTTAATCCTACAAACGAATTCCCGTTGACAGGTACAGCGGAAGACTTTTTGACGGTTATGCAATATAACCTTGAACGTGCGTTCGGGGTTGGGGCGTGGACTATAGGAACAATTCCTACCACAGAGGCCAAAACCCTTTCATTCAACTCTGAAAACTGCCTTGCTGTTCTCAATCGCCTGTGTGAAGAGTTTGGGACGGAGTATGTAATAAGCAAGTCAAATGACACTTATGTAATCAACCTTCAGGAAGCCGGGACCACCCTCTCCATGCAGCTTGAATATGGAAGGGGCAAGGGACTATACTCACTCACACGCAACAATGTAGATTCAAAGAATATCATTACCCGCCTGTATGCCGAAGGTTCGGACAAAAACATTAAGGTAGGTTACCGGGAAAATGCAACGCGGTTGCAATTACCTGTAAATCCTTATCTGGATAGCGACAATCAGTCCAGTTACGGTATTATTGAAGGTTCTAAAATCTTTGACGACATTTTCCCGCATCGCACGGGGGAGGTCACTTCTTTAGGGTCGGATGAAAAGACTTTTGCCGATTCCGGGATGTTCGATTTGAATGAGAAAGACACGGAAGGAAATACAAAATGGTTAATTCCCGGCCAGTCTGCAAAAATTCATTTTAACACGGGTAATTTGGCCGGTTATGAGTTTGAGGTTACTTCCTACGACCACGACACCAATACCTTTAAAATTAAGCCCTACGAAGACGAGCGGGGCATTGTATTTCCGAATCCCGACACTGCAGCTTTTCAAATACAGGCAGGGGATAAGTATGTGATTTTGGATATTATCATGCCTGACAGCTACGTAACGGCGGCTGAAAATGAGTTGCAAACGCGGGCACAGGAATTTCTTAATCAAAATAAACAGCCGCGGGTGGAATATGCTCTTTCACTCGATAGGTTCTATCTTAAAGATACTTTTGAGGTTGACGGGGTGTTGACTAATATTCTTCAGCCCGGGGATTATATTCACGTAGTTGATAACAAAATAGGGCTTGACAAAAATGTCCGTGTGAAAGAATTCACTCGGCTTGTTGATGATCCTTATGAATACCAGGTAACCCTCTCGGATGTCATCGAACCAACAAGGATTGAAAGGTTAATCTCTGACAGTGTAGATGCTAAAAAAGCGTTACGACAAAACAGGATGTTCGACCCTGCCAGAACTCGCAGGAATTGGCGGGATATTGTAGAGGTGACTACAATGCTGGACACTCTTCGGGCAGAGGTGGCTTTGATTGGCTCCCCTGAAGGACAGTTTCAACTCACTTCATTTTTGCAGGCAAATAAGGGGGGTATTGCGAATCAATTTGCAGCCACGGCCGGGCAACTCATCCATGATTCTTACGAGAACCCAGGCACTTGGAATATGTCTGCTTTTGATGTTACATTAACCGATACAGGGGGTTATTATCTGTATGCTAAATGTTCCCGAACTGCCAATTCCGGAACATTCATTTTGTCTCTTACAAAAATAGGAGTTGAGGACGATCCTAATTACTATCATTTTCCCATAGGTCTATTGAGTTCAGTAAACAACGAAGCCAGAACACTGACCACTACTTACGGTTATACTCTTATTTCAGGGAATAATATCAGCACCGGTATCATTCAAAATGATGCTTCAGGGATAATGATTAACCTTGAAACCGGGGAAATTCGCGGGGCCTTTACTTTTTCAAACGGTGAATTAGTTGAGGACGCTGTAAATGAAAAATCACAGCGACATTTGGGCGGAACCGACCCGGCTGTTGGTTGGACAACTATCGAAGTAAAGCGTAAGCATATAAATGACATTTGGGCCAAAACAACCGATGACGGCCTTGTAGAGTATTTTTGGGCGGAAACCACTACTGATAACTTTGAATGGGTTCTCAATAAAACAATAATAGGGCCGGGACGAATTGAAACCGGCGCGGTGGATGCTGACATGATAGATGTTACCGGGCTATTTGCTAAAGAAATTAATGCAACGAATTTTAATCTTGGAAAAGGAACCGTTGGCGACTTTGAAGTCGATTCCGTTTTAAGAAGTGAAAACGAGTTTGGTCAGGGCATTTTTATTGACCCTAAGGAACGATTAATCACTATTGAGGACAAAGCTGAAGGGGCCGGAATTTCAGCGGTAAGAATGCGAGGCGGTGCCTTAACACCACAGGCGCAAATTGACGGTGCAGCTTCTGGAACTTTTGAAACAAGTGTAATATCCGCGCCTTATGATATTGTTCAAAACAGTAATGAACTAAGAGCGGGGTATTCAAAAACTCTGTATTTTGGGAAAGCCAGCGCTTCAGCCGGACTGGTCAAAGCATCCCCCTATGAACCTACCGGGACAGAAAGATATAGCCTTGTAACTGGCAAAAATTATGCGGCTGACTTCCGGTATTTGTTTTCAATCATTCATAACGGAGGCTCCAGAAATGGCAGACTTCATAAGTTACATGGAAATTTAACCGTTACTGTAAATTCCAAATTAACGGGTGTAAAATCGGACGGGACAAAGGTAACTTTAGTTGAGGGCCGCTCACAGGTTATTGAGATTGAGAGAGACGATTCTCAGGCAGTCACTAATCACCCTTTGACACGGAAAGTAAACTTTTCAAATACTGATTGTGTAGAAGCATTCTGGGAGGTTGGGGTAAGTTTAAACGGAGACCTGACCTATCAGCAATGGACTTCGGAGTTATTCGGTAAGTATTGGATGACTTCTGAAAGCATGGATATTGATTTTGAGGTTGCAGTCAATAAATTTCATTCTTTTTATCCATCACTTGGGGTTACAGAACTTACAACAAGCGGATTCCAGACTATTTGGGCGCAAAACAGATACTTTAGGATTGACGGGGAAGCGGACGGCTCAACTGATATTTTCATTGATTCAGCTGGAACATGGCACCACAACGGAGAATTTGTTTTAAACGGGGCCGAAATTGTAACTCTTGACAATGTGAGTTCAGCAATTGAAAGCGACCTTTCTGCTTATGCCACAAAACAGTACGTTCAGGATGGGTTTATCTCAAACACTCAAGCGGCCAATTTCGCAAATAAAGCAGGGGACGGTACTCAGGATTTCAGCGTAAAA